TCACAAGATGAAGATATTAATATATATACTCCTCTTGCAACTAACACAGCAGGTTCTCAAAGAATTCAAGATGGTACAAAAATTATGGGAGCGTTGGTTGCTAAAGAAAACATTTTAGTGTGGACTGATAACTCATTGTATACAATGAAATTTGTTGGAGCTCCATTTACATTTGGCTTTGAGCAAGTTGGAACTAACTGTGGATTAATAGGTAAGAACGCAGCTATTGAAATTGATGGTGTTGCTTATTGGATGTCTAACAATGGTTTCTTTGCCTTCGATGGTACAGTAAACTCATTACCTTGTAGTGTAGAAGATTACGTCTATGATGATTGTGATACTACAAAAGGTCAACAAATTAATGCAGGAATTAATAATTTGTTTACAGAAGTTGTATGGTGGTATCCATCAGCGGGATCTGATTTTAATGATAGATCTGTAACTTATAATTATGGACAAAGTAATCAACCTACTCCAATGGGTAATTGGTATACAGGAGTTAATACTAATTCTATAAGAACTGCTTGGATTGATTCTTTAATTTATCCAAAACCTTATGCTACAGCTTTTAAAAGTAATAACACAGGCACATTCCCAAGTGTTATAGGTGAATCTCAACTAGGACAAACTTTATTTTTTGAACACGAAGTGGGTACCGATCAAATTAATCCAGATGGAACTGAAACAACTTTAACTTCTTTTATTGAGTCTTATGATTTTTCTTTGCAAGCAGAACAAAGTGAGGTATTTCTAGCCATGAGAAGATTTTTACCAAATTTTAAAGTTTTAACAGGAGATTCAGAAGTTACTATTGCGGTAGCAGATTATCCAGCAGATCCAAATACGGCAACTCAATTAAGTCCCTTTACTATTAACTCAACAACTACAAAAGTTGATACTAGAGCTAGAGGAAGATACGCAAATTTAAAAATAGCTAATACAGGATCTGGCCAATCATGGAGATTTGGTACATTCCAAGTTGACATACAACCCGATGGAAGAAGATAATGGCAAAAATTGTAGTAAGATTACCTGAACCTAGAAGAGAATATACTGAAGATAATCAAAGACAAATCAATAGAACTATAACTTCTATGATTACACAATTAAATTCTACATTTTTAAAAGATATGAGAGAACAACAAGAAAGGTTTACTTGGTTGATTAGTTAATGGCAAATATATATAAAAATTCAAAACTAGATTTAACAACTAATAGTGCTACAACTTTGTACGTAGTACCAGGTAACTCTAGAGCTATAGTAAAATCAATATTAGTCAGTAGCGATAGTGGTAGTGCTACTACAGTTACTGTAGATTTGTTTGCTGGTGATCCAGCAGCAAGTGCTGCTAAATTTACTTTGTTTAAAGTTAAAGCTGTGGCTGCTAATGCATCAGAACAGCTATTGACTGAACCTTTAATTATGTTAGAAAATGAAGTAATACAAATAACCGCGGCCGACGCAAATAGATTGTTTGTAGTTGCATCAATTTTAGAAATTAACAGAGAGGATTCGTAATGTCATTTATAGAAACAGAAGCATCAATAAGGCATGAGATAGTTGATGGTAAAGAAGTACCTGTAATAGTACCAAAATGTGAGGTAACTTTAACTAATACACTAACAAATGTAGAGTATAATTCTGACGCCGAAGCGTTGGCAGATATACAAGATCCTAATAGTAATACTAAGGCAGAACATGTACGTAGAGATGTACATTTAACTGTGGCAAGTTTTGATTTAGGGGCGAAAACTAATATATTCTAGATTGACTAGTGCTTAAAAACCTAGTAAATTAAGAATATTGGCTTATAAACAAGAGTAGCCACCTTGCTATGACTTTCATTTTTAATAGAAATATACTAAAAGATATACAACAAATTATATCTTTGTATAAAGAATTTGATAGGTATAAAGAGTATACTCGTGAAGAGTTATATTATCATATTTTACCTTCTATTAAATTAAAGCAATATAAAATTATTAAGGAGAACAACAAAGTGGTATCTTTTGCAAATTGGGCTTATCTAAATAACGCCTCAGAACAAGAGTTTAAAAAAACAAGAGATTTTTCTGATAACTTTTGGAAAAGCGGAGACAATCCTTGGGTTATAGATGTTGTTTCTAAAATCAATGGTTCTAAAATAACTCATTGGTTAAGACATAATTTTAAAAAGGTTAGTTGGATGAGATCAGATAATAATTTTAAGTTTTATAGAACAAGTAAAAAAGGATTTTAATGTCAAAAGTAGTTAAAAAATTTACAAAACCCGTTTCGAAAGTTTTAGATAAAATAGTTCCTAACGAAATTAAACCAGCCTTACCTTATTTAGCAGCCTTCGCACCTTACTTATTACCGGGTGGGGGAATTTTTGCAAGTGCCGCAATGAGAGGTTTAGCAAGTGCCGGTGCAAATTTAACATCACAACTAGCACAAGAAGGTAGTGAGGGAGATTTTAATGCTTTATCTTTAGCACTAGCAGGTGGCCAAGGTTATTTATCTGCTCCAGGAGATAGTGCAAGAGGTATTAAATCAGGTTCTGAAACTTTAAGAGGTTACAAAAATCCAGGTGTAGCAGCAACAGGAACTCCAGGTGTAGCAGGGCAAGAATTTTCTAACGTTTTATCTAACGCAAACACAGGTGCGTTTGACACTTCAGGTTTAAGTTATTTAGATAACGTTAAAAACTTTGCTTTAGAAGGTGGAGCAAACTTAGCAGATAAAATAGGTGGTGCTAGAGATACTTTAGGAAATGCAATAAAGATGAATCCTAATTCAGCAAATTTAGAAATAATAGGTAAAGCAGCAACAGCTCCCATAGCATTAGGAACTGGAGACTTAGCTTATGCACAAGGTCAAAGAGCTACAAAAGATTTTAATAGAGCAGAAGCAGCACAATCCGTAGCAGATGAAATGAGAAGAAGAGGAATGGACCAAGAGTATATTGATTCAATAACTGAATCCATGACTGCATATGGATACAGTCAAGCAGACATTGACGAAATTATACAACTACAGGGTTACGAGGGTAATGCTAACGGCGGTCGAATAGGTTATGACATGGGTGGTAGAGTAGGTTATGGCATGGGTGGTGATATTATGCAAGGTATTATGGGTATGATTGGTGGTGGAGAAAAAAAACCTGATTTTAATACTATGGCAGAAACAGTTGAAACTGTAGAGATGGAACCTAAAGAATATTTATTTGATAACAAATTAAAATTTACAGTAAACCCTGGAGATAATGAAATGCAGTCTGTACTTAATGCTTTATTTCAAGACACTGCAGGAATAATACCTGAAGATAGAAAACAAGAATACTATGATTTATACATACCTCAATTATATAGAAGTGGTGATATATCTAGAAATGAGTATGAAGGTTATATAGAAGAAGGTATACTTTCAAATAACAAATCTATGGGTGGAAGTGTATTACCAAAAAATATGGATATGGAAAATTTAATGGCTTATGAACCTGGAGTACCTACAACAGGTGATCTGTATGATATGAATAACCCTGATTACAAAGACATTAATCCAAAAGTTATTAGAGAATTTATAGAAGAAGGAATCCCATTGGGTTATACTTCTCCAGAAGAATATTTTGATGACTTTTATGGTCCTTTTGCAAAAAAAGAAAAAAATACTATGACAGCTAAAGATGGTGGTATAATGAATAATTACAATATGGGTGGAAGTGTGCTACCACAAGGTATGGAAATGGATTACAGACAAGGTGGAATGATACCTATGGGATCTGCGGAAAGAGCTGATGACGTTCCAGCAAGAGTAAGTAAAAATGAATTTGTAATGACTGCTGATGCGGTAAGAGCTGCAGGCGGTGGAAGTGTTAATCAAGGTGCAAAAAAAATGTATAAATTAATGAATAACCTAGAGGCAAGAGCATAATGGCAGTAACAGAAACAAGACAACTCTATGATCCACAATTAGCAGGATCGCGAACCGCTTTACTTAAAAGTGTAGATAGTTTAGGAGCAGGTTTAGCAGGACAACTAGCAAATTATAAAGGTTTAGATGTATCTCAATTTGCACCACAGATCGCAGGAAGAAATGCTTTACAGACAGGTCCTGAAGGTCAAGTAGCAGGATTAATGACGGATGCTCAAAACAGAGCAACTGCTGCCCAAGGTTTAGGTTCATTAACAGGTACTGGAGCAGGTACTGGAGCAGGTTCAATTGCTTCTTACATGTCGCCTTACCAACAACAAGTTATAGATGCATCCCTATCAGAGTTTGACAGAAACGCAGCTATGCAACAAACAGGTGCAAGAGATCAAGCTATTCAAAGTGGCGCTTATGGCGGTGCTAGAGAAGGAGTGATGCAGGCTGAAGCTTTAAGAAATAGTAATA